ACAGATATTGGTACAACTTTATCGGTAAACATTTTTTTAGCATCGCTACCACTTTTACTCAGTATTCCATATCTAGAGTCACTTGATATAGTAGCTAAGTTAACGGTTTCTGCTGAACTCATAAAAGAAAAACCACTACGTCTGTTTTTTAAATAACACATACCGTAGCAGCGTTTGTCTGCTTTACAAGCTTCCCAAAATATAAAGAACAATCTATTAGACTCTCTAAAGTCTGGAGCTCCAACGTCTATTTTGCTCCATTGAAGATACATATAATGACTACCAGTTATATAAGTTGGCTTATCATTATTCATAAACCAAAAGCCTTCTTCACGACGTTTAAATTCGTCGTCTATATAATCATACCATTGTTCTTTTTGTTCTTCAGGATATGATCTCCAGTCAAATATATTTTTTAGCTTACCTAACTTTTCAGGATAATCTAGTTTTTGCCATTTGCTTTTGGCTGACACGTGCACTGATTTCGGTTCAGCCGGCAACCCAATTCGCAAACCTTGAATCTCAAGTATTTGTCCAATGCGTCCAGTTTTGCTAATAACGACAATATCATTTTCTTTATTATATCCATATTCCCATTTTTTAGATTTGTTAAGTCGACTTATAGTAGTCTTTTTAACAGGTTCAACAATTTTATATAGTGCTTGCTCGTAACTCATTTAGATCTACCTTCAGCAAAGCCTTTAAATACTTTATCTTTTTTATCTTCAGTCTCTTTACCTTCTAATATGTTTTCTTCTTCTTGAACACGGTTAAGTATTTCAAAAGCATCAAATATAGCTAGCTTTTTTGTAGCTGCTGCGTTTTTTAATCTATCAGCAGAAACATCATCTTCAGTGTTAGTTATAATCTGCTCTTGCGCTACTTTGATTAACTCATCAACTGCTTTTCGCCCAGCTAGGATTATACGCTTCTTCGTCTCCTTGATACTCATATTTAATTGTAATAAATTTATTTAATACGCGATACAATCTAGTATTGTCAATAACAAACTCATAAGTTGAAAACGGTGTAAATCCAACAAGCTCGTTTATATTATAAACACCATCTGTATACTTTACAATACCTATGCATTGCTCTTCTTCCTCTGTTGAAAACATTTTTCTTTGCTTGATAGGCTGAACAAAACAATAACCATCACAAGCTTTCCACTGTTCATTATTTTTATAAAGAAATATCTGATCTTCTTTTACAAGATATGTATTTTCATCAAAATAGCTTTTGCTATTTCTTTCTACGCCTTTAACGTCATGCCATCTTCTAAAAACATTATGATGAGTTATTACTTCATCACCTTGCTTTATGTTAGTGCTAACTGCCGTAGGAACGCTTTTAACTATAGCGTTTCTGTTTGTAAAAGCATGATTATATACTTCAGTATTTAATATTAAATCTTTGCCATCAACTTTTTTGATGTTATTGTATCTTGAGCCTTTAGGTTCTATAACAAAATCAAAAGGTGCTTTCACTAATACTCTAAATTATACTCAACAGAAACAGCCATATTCTTGTTAAAGTCTTTCCAAGGTAATACATCTTTGTTTTTTCTAATATAAACAGAGTACTTTTCTTTTTCTTCTATTATATCACAAATAGTATGACCACCGTAAACTTCTTGTCCAACAGCATAGTGCATAGCTTCATTTTTGTAGTCTTTGCCTATACTAATCTTTCTTATCAGCTTCGCCATCTTTATAATTTATTTCTCCAGTTTGAATATTAATATCGTTAGTACCATATTCTTTTTCAAACTCTGATTGCATTAAAGTTAATTGATCTTGCACGTTTATGATATTGTGAAGCAAGTTGTGCTTTTTTGTCTCCATCATACCTAGCTCTAGTTGAGCTCTATTTAAAGTATTAACTGTATTTTGAACTTTTTGTAATTGTTCTTCAGTAATTTTTTCTGCCTTAGGTTTAAGGTCTACAATTTTGTCTCCTTTCGGAGTCTTTCTTTTTGCCATAATAAAATATAATAAAATTAATAATTAGTTTTTTAGTAACTCCAACCTAAAATAAGTCTAAGTGGATGTTTTGGAAGTACTTCAAAGTCGTCAGTTACAGTATTAGGTGCAGCGTCTACAGTTATTACTGTGTCTGTTAGTGCTGTTATTTTTCCAATAGCAACTTCACCTGCTCCGTTAGCAGCATTAGCAGCAACTATTTCATCACCAACACTAAATGTACCATTTGCATTATTACCATCTACTGTTACAGTTAAATCATCTGCAGCATGTTCGCCATTTATCAAAACGCCTGTTCCAAAGTTAAAAATACCTTGAGCTATTCCTGCTACGTATATAGTTTGAAAACCATCGCTAGTGCTTCCTTCAGCTTCCCCTTGCATAACCATAGGGTATACAAAGGTATTTTTAGTATCGTTAAATGATATTCCAAGAGCGTTGTAAGAAGTAAGTGGATCTGTTGAGTCTGTTCTTTCATCTAAATCTAAAGATATATAACCTATTAGGTTTCTTCTAAACGCGGCGGTGCCAGCTATAGTTAATGCAGAGTTAACTGTTCCCATTGAAGAAGGTGCTACTGCATCTATACTTTTTGCAAAATATAAATCTATAATCTTACTACTAGCTTGATTAGCTTCGTCTAGACCCATTACATAACCAGTTATACTAGATAAAGAAGCGGCGCCTTTTGGAATTTGTACAGCCGTCCAATCAAACAGTAAGTCATCAGCAGCAAATTGTACATTGCCTAAAGGTCCTATTCGACAGTCTGTTGTTGTTGTAAAAAATTGTCCCATTTTATTTTTATTTTGTTTGTTCGTTTTTCTTTGAACTTCCGCCGAAGAAGAAGTCTATTATTGTATTCACTTTAGCACTCATAGCGCCAAATATAGTTGATATAAAGCTTATTTCAAATTCACCAAGATCTATTGTCTTATTTACAAAATAGTTAAACATTATGTAAGTAATACCAAAATACGCTATAGTAAATAACGTAGCTAATATCTTTTGAATAATAGCATCATCTTTATAAAGATCACGCGCATCTTTGCGATCTTCAACTTCTTTTGCAAAAGCTTCTTTTTCTGCTTCAAGCATTAGCTTCTTTATAGCTAACTTTGCAGCATCTCTTTCTTTGTCTGTAGTAATTACTTTATCAAGTATGCCTTCTGCATTTTCAACTACTTTACCTAGTATACCACCAAATATATTACCCACCATATGCGTTTCCGTTATTTGCTTCTTTTTCCCAAGGAAAATTACCGTCACCAGCTTCTTTAGCTACACCATCGATTATAATCATATCTTTACCGTTGATGTCCATCCTTGGATATGTGTTACCGTTCCATTGTACAAAGTTATCGCCATAAGCTAATTTACCTATACGCATATCAGTTGAGTGTCTCATCTCGTGATTAATAACTTGTCGTTCTATTTCACTACCAGGCTCTATGCTATTACTAATAAAAATGCTACCATCCATATTAGCTTCACCCATAACGCCTTCTTCTAAATCTTTTCTAATAACAGGTGTACCAGGTATAGAAGCATCAGCATCGCCTTTTGACTTAGCGAATCTTAATTTACTTTTAACCTCGCCACTTACAGCGTACATCTTTTTTGTAGCACCTAGTTTAAAACCCATTATCTATCTTTATCTTTTATCATATCATCTATAGCCTTATTGTAAACTTTATCTGTATATGATTTGTTATTATAGAACACGCTTCTCTCTGACGTAGGCACATCTTCTTCGCCTAGTAGTATTCTATATATTCTGCTTATTAATTGCTGGCATTTAAACGATAACTTAAATACAGAATATTTTATTGTAGTTCTGTTTCTGTGTCGCCAAACTTCTATCCAGCCTTCTTGTCTTAGTTTATCCCATCTTTTCTTATCCCAGCTCATGGTATAAGTACCATCTATAAATTCTTGTCTTGTAAACCGTTTCTTGCAGTCTAAGTATATTAGTAGTTCAAGCTCGGCGTCTGTTAACCCGTAAGTCTTACAGACCCACTTTCTAGTGAGCCTGTAGTACTTAAGGATTTGTAATTCACGTAAATCGTGACTAGTTAATCTCATTTATTATGCATCAAGCGTAATAGTACAAGATAAAATGTTTGGATGTAAAAATATAGAGTTTACATCATCACAAACAACTAAAAGTCCATCATCAGTGTTTCTTTGACCGTTGATCGCTCTTGCAATTTCAGACATAACAGCTTTTTCAGTGTTAGCAGTAATAGTTAGTGTGATCAAATCAATATTGTCTTCTTCAACTGTAGTGTCCATTACAGAACCTTCAAATTTCAAAAGCAATGCACCGTCACCAGCACAAGTCATACCCAATAGTCTTGACGCTGGATATGTAGCAGCATCATCTTCGGCGTCAATAAACATTAAAAATTTTTCCATTTTTTTTTGTTTTTAATAATTAATAATTTTTTTTCGTTTTTAAGTTTTAGGGTTTTGGATTATGGTTTGGGTTTAATCTGTTAAGTTATTATTGTGCAGTGTGATCAATTGCATCATCAATACCACTTAAAGCTTCTGCATAATAACTTGTACCATCAGTAAACAAGTTAACATAGTCACCTTGAGTACACTCAGTATGTAAAACAATAGTTGTTTTAGCAGTACCAGCAGTTGAGTTAGAAGCATCACCACCTGGATCTTTCATTACTAAATCAACGATAGCAGAGCCAGCAGTGATTGTAATATCTCCTGATGGAGTATTTTCTTTAACTATAAATTTACAGTTCCAGCCTTGTGCTAAATCAGCAGCAACTGGTAGTGTAATTGTGTACGGTCCACCACTTAACATAAACACATTACCTGAATCGCCTTGCAACACAGTATATGCAGCACTAATATCCACTATATTTAATAGTGAATTACTAGCTTCCGGAGTTTGGGCGATTTCAGCCCCTACAGGCAACGCCATTATGATGTAGTGATTGAATCATCTGTAGATGATAAACACTCAGCATAATAAGTTGAGCCATCACAGATAATGTTAACGTAATCACCTTGCTTTGTTGCTACTCCAATTAGTATGTTTGATACCGCAGTACCAGCTGTACTATTAGAAGCGTTACCTCCAGAATCTTTCATTACTAAATCAATAATTGCTGAACCAGCAGCAACCGTAATAACACCAGTAGGTGTATCTTCCTGCACGATAAGTTTGCAGTTCCATCCTTTTACTAAACTAGCAGCAGGCAATAATGTGATTTCACAAGCGCCAGCTGTAGAGCTAAGCATAAAAACTTTACCTGAATCAATAGCAGCCATTGTGTGTGCGCCGTCGACAACTTGTACGTTTTTTCTTGTATTAAAAAATACTCTTCCCATTTTTAATAATTTTTAAAGTTAATAATTAGTTAAGATTAAGCTGTCGGGTTGTAACAAACTTAATCAATCAATACAACGTCTCTTTGTTGAATAACGCTGTAAAATTTTTCATCATGCTGAATACCATGCCCAGCATGTTTGTCGTAATAAACTATATCATCTTGATTAATACCTTCTACAAGGTTTCCAGCTGATATAACTTTTGCTTTTAAATATCTATTATCCTCGTTGACCTCGTCAGTAAGGATTAATCCGCCAACTTTCTTAGGCTCTTCTTTCACTGGTTCTATGACCAGGTAATGATTAACTGCCTTCATTTATTCTAATGTTTGAAATTACACAGTCAGCAGACATAATAGTAGTTACAACAGATATAGCGTTTTTAAGAGCTGTCTTTGTAACTAGCACAGGATCAATGATACCTTCATCAACCATGTTTACATGTTCGCCGTTAATAACGTTTATACCTATGCCTTCTTCTTCTGGTAGGTCTAAGTCTGTAGATATACCAGCATTATCTAATATAGTTGCCATAGGAGATAATATAGCTTCTAGTAGCATCTCTTCACCCGCATTGTCGGGTGAGATTTTTTCTGCAGCATTAAAGAGTGCAATACCGCCTCCTGGTACTATACCTTCTTTTAACGCGGCTTTAGTAGCGTAGATAGCATCTTCAACACGATCTTTCTTTTCTTTCAGCTCTACTTTAGAGTCTGCACCTACTTTAATTATACCAACGCTACCTGATAGCATAGATAGTCTTTGTTGTAGCTTCTTTTTAATAAAGCCATTTTTTTCATCGCTAACAAGCTGTGTAACTTGATCAATTCTATCTCCAACGTCTATACCAGCTTCTTCTGATATTGTTATTACTGTACTACTATTATCTGTTATTGAATATTCAGCTTCACCTAATATATCTATTGTCATAGCATCTAGATCATCACCTAGCTCTTCGTTTATAACAGTAGCACCTGTAAGTGCAGCTAAATCTTCACATGCATCTTTTTTAGTAGGGCCAAAGCCAGGAGTGTCTATAATATTAACTTTTATATTGCCTTTTACCTTATTCATCAATAATGCAGACTTTACTTGCTGCGATACTGGCGCTACTATTAGTAAAGATCTGTTATTTTTAATAACATACTCTAATATACCTTGTATTTTGCGCACATTAGGTATTTCAGACATGCAAATTAAAATAAGTGGCGCTTCTAGCTCTGCTTTTTGCTTCTCTTGGTTAGTAGCAAAGTGCGTAGACGTTAAACCTGAATCAAATTGTACACCATCGACTATTTCTACGTAAGTTTCTTCAGTATCTGATGTTTCCATGAGCACAACACCGTCTTTACCGACTTTTTGGTAAGCTTCAGAAATAATTTTACCGAGCTTTTCGTCATTATTACACGAAATAGTAGCTACATGTGTCAATTTATCATCAGTAACGTCAACTTTTATACTATTTAAGTACTCATTGACCTTTATTAGACCTGAGCTTATACCATTTTTAATGTCACGCAGCTCATTTGCTGGTCGTAACTTAGAATTTACTGTTTTTAATAGTGATTCTGCTAGTACTGTTGCTGTAGTTGTGCCATCACCGGCTTCTGCAACTGTATTTCTAGCTGCTTCTTTGATTAAAGTAGCACCCATATTTTCAACCGGATCAAATAAGACTACGCTTTCTGCAACGGTTACACCGTCTTTTGTTATGACCGGGTTGCCTCTGGCGTCTTCATATATCACGCACTTTCCCGAGGCGCCAAGAGTAGACTTTACAGCTTTTGCTAATTTGTCTACACCTGCGATTATTCTATTTTTAGCATCGTCGCCAAAGTTTAGGTCTTTGACAATCTCGCTAGGTAGATTATATTCCATTATATTATATTATATTAAATTAAATTAAAATGTTTTAGTCCTTAAAAGTCTTTACAACCATTGGACCTTTAGTAGCCTCTAACTTTTTAGAAAAATGATTAATGCTACCGTCGATTGCTTTTTCAGCACCTTCAAGCGTCTCACGCCTTGTAACGTCAGTCCACTCTTCTGGTGAATCTGGATAAGTAACTTCTGTTTGATAATACCCGTTAGGTAGTTGAGTTATTCTCCAGTTCGACTTATTAGACAAGTGTTGCCATTGGGCTTTGGTCTTGTCGCTAGTCTTTGAAGCGTCTGTGCTCCATGTGTTAGTTTTGTAATATAAGTATGTCATGTTTAATTGGTTTTGGTTATAAATTAGTTTTACTCTGCTTTTGTTCCGCGACCAAAGTTACCGCGATTGCTTTTTATTGATACACGTTTTAAACCGTTTGGCGAGTGATGCAGATCTGAATCTGATCTTTGGCCTATACGCTGGTTCTCTGCTTTACGGGCTTTACGCTTTGGTGTCTTTGCCGCAGCAATATCTCTAAGCTTTTTAGCAGCAGCAGCTTTAGGCGATAGCTTTTGTTTTAGTTTAATTGG